ATCTAGAGCATTTAACTCAGCTGCAGTAGATGATACACCATCAAGAATGTTTAACTCAGCCGCAGTAGATGTTACTCCATCAAGAATGTTTAACTCCGCCGCAGTAGATGTTACTCCATCTAATATATTTATCTCAGCTGCTGTAGACGTTATAGCTGTACCATTTAAGTTAATTGAGTCTAAGTATGCTATACGATCAATATATATGTCTCTCCACTCTTGACTAGCAGAACCTAAGTCAAATGTAGAATCTGTGTTAGGTATAATAGAACTGTTTACATCTGCTCCGAATACGACATTATCAGCTGCAGAATCTCCCAGGGTAAGTGTACCACCATTAAACGTTGTAGTACCTGTAACAGTAGCGTTACCAGCTACAGTCAAATTACCACCTACAGCTAAATTACCTGTGATACCAGTTATTGCTTCTACTACGTTAGTACCATCACAAAACACTATGCTTGTACTTCCGTTAGCTATGGCCATGCCACTACCTGAAGCTGTCTTTACTGTAACCACTTCTCCAGTGCTATTCTTTACAATGAACACTTTAGTAAGCGTAGGACATATAAGAGTGGCTGCTCCAGTTAGATCACTAGTTGAATCGGTAAGATTTAGTATAGCAGCTCTAGATTCCGCTGTTGTACCGTTTGCCGTTGATAATGTAGCAGAGTTACTGCTCCAAGTGTTTATTGTTTTTAACCCAGCGACGGCTTCTTCGACCATAGACGTTATGTTGTTGTTTATTGTATCGCCCCAGGATCCACTCAATTCACCTTGAGTAGGCAGGGCAAGTTTTAAAAGAGTAGAAAATTGTGTTGCCATCTATAAACCCTCACGATTAGTTAGATTATTACACCAATAAGGCAGTATATGCAAGAACTTCATTTTAACCTCATTAGAAAATACGTATGATTGCGTTATTAGCGTCAGCCACAGGAAACGATATAACAAAGTTACCCGAGCTAGATTGTTTGTCTTCTCCAAAGTCAATTACTGCTATTGCAGGATTACCTGTTGCACTCTTATATATTAACGCTCCTCTAGCTGTTAAAGAAGAAGAACTCCAAGTGGTGTCAGAAAAATCTAGAAAAGCCGTTGTACCAGAAAGTGCAGGGTTAGCTGCTATGCTAAGAGTGTTACCCCCTGCTGTGTATCCTGTGCCTACTACTTCATTAGTTGTGCTGTACGCTGTAGTGCCTGCATGTAAAGTTGCGGAAGACGTGTATAAAGCAATTTTAAACGCCTGTGATGTATTGCTACTAAAATCCATCTCTCCATCCAGCAGGGCTGTTTTAAACGATGAACACATAGCTTGTGTAATTGACATCTATATCTCCTAACCCACTTTAGTTCTAGATTGGCCAGAACGATACATATCTTGTCTAAGTTTACCGTTACCAAGTTGTTGTAATAATGTTATAGCTTGTAAGTAATGCTTCTCATATAAAGCGATCATATCAGCCTCACCTTTTTGAAAGCGTATAGCCTCAAGCAATGTACCATTTAATAGAGCTGTATCAAAGTTATCTCCAAGATATGTACCACCTGCAGTTACAATAGATGTAGGATACTTGGCATGTATGTGTTCTAATGTGTAGTTAGCGTCTGGTATTGGGGAAAACATAAATCTTACATTAGAACCCACAGCGCTATGATAAGCATAAAACTTTGGCAGCCCACGTTTAGCAGTTGTGGTTACAGGATATGCTTCTCTTAAAAAATTAGAGTCTTTATTCAATAAAAAAGTTTGTGTGTCACTGTTTACTATAGCTAAACTATAAGTGTGTAAATACCCGTCAGGTGTAGTATAAAACTCGTTACCCGCAGTTAAATTACTAGTATCAACATTACGCATAGCTGGTAAGTCTACAGAATTAAATATCTTCTGTTCTGCCTGTTGTGTAAACAGAGCGTGTTGATTTGCTGTAAACGTCTGTTCACATATTTCTTCTACATTTGCTTTTAAATTAGTATAGTTCATAATTTACACCTTAAAAGAGTAACCTTGCGTAGCTATGCCTGCACCTCGTGCTTTTACTTTACCTTTGATTAAGCCACCACCACTGTATTTTTCAGCCATGTCTGGATTCATTTTCTGTTGAACGCCTTCAGGCAATTTAGAAAAACCCTTCATGTCTTTTGGTACGCTACCACCAGGGGCATAACCTTTTGGTTTTTTCATCCCAGGTGTGCTAACTTGTTTACCCATATTAGATCTATTCATATTCTTCTCCTTACGAAGTGGTTACTGTTACTTGCCCTACAGCTGTAGTGGCAACAAAACTTAATTTATTAAACTCAGAGCCTGAGTATATTTGCGCTCTGCTCGTTGCATATCCTGCAAAGTCTGGTCTTGGATTACGTACAGCTTGTGGGTCGTGCACAGGAAACATACCTTGTCTATTCTGTGGGTGGTCGGAACTCCAACACTCCATACATGCTTTCAAGTTAGTATCGTTACCTCGTACGACTAAGCTACGCAAATCTCTTAGTTTATATCTAAATCCACAGATATCACATTCAGCTAGTGTTTTGTTACTACTTGAGAACTTGTTTGACATAACTAAATCCTACTAACACGGGGAACAAAATGTTCCGAAGTTTTCTCTCTATCTTCTCCAGCAGCTAAGTTATACTGCTCATCATATGCTGTCTTTAACATAGTAATCCTATCTACAAACTCAGGCACTTTCATGGCTATATGATACGCTAAACCTGCTACTAGGCAAGGTAAAAAACGAAAACTCATATCAGCGGTCTCTACGCCATTGCCTGCATCTTGTATTCTTCTCATTCTGTAATACACAAAAGTGTAGCTAGTGTCAGGCACAGGCCAAAGGTTTATCCTTGGAGCTGCGGCTAAACGCTCGACCCATACTTGGATCGGTCTACCTGTTGTTAACTTGTTAGGGATTGATGCGTAAGTGCTTACGCCTATACGGCTTATGGTGAGATCAGACTGTGTACTAGAGTTACCAGCGTTTGTACGTATAACATGGTCAAGAAGGTCTATTGTATCTGCAGGTAAAGTATATTGTGATGTGCCAGCAATTACAGCTTGTGTGGCTTCTTCTATAGTCCACATGTTAATGCCACGGTTCTGCCACTCAATAGTCATTAAATTCATAGACCTACGAGCAGTTCTTAAATCATAACCTGAACGCATTTCTCTGCCTGCACGTTCCCAAGCTTCTTCAGCTATCTCTGTAAAGTCCATGTCAAATGCAGTAGTACCTGATGATGCCATTATTTATCTCTTTCCCACTCACGTGACTTTTCTATAAGACTTCGTCTTTCGTGCAATCTTTTTTGGCTGTTTAGCCACTTGTTTTCCGCTTCTAGTTGCTTTACGCTTCTTAGCCGTAGTGGCTGCGTATTCTTTACTAGATAAAGCTTCAATTGCTTTTTTAGGTAAATAACGCTCGCCTGTTGCTTTTGGCCCTTGTGTACTAGGTTTACCACTTTTGGTTCGCCACTTTTGTTTACCCCACGCCTTTAAGCTTCTTTGCGGTTTCTTTAAAGCCATTAGCCCTTATAACCTCCACCAGCTTTTTTATAAGCTTTAGCCATCATCTGAGCTTTACGTGCAGACCATTGACCAGGATTTCCTCCCTTACCACCAGCTTTTATTCTATTGAATATGCTTTTACGTAAGGAAGGTTTAGTATAGTTACCAGACTCATTAACTTTGCTCTTACTCTTCTTTTTTACAGAGCCACCTGCTTTATAATAAGATCGCATCGCAACCTCCTAGATATACTTGGTTGGACGTACGCCTTGCTGTACAATGCCACCACCTTTATACTTTATCTTAGTCATGCCACCACCCATCATTTTCTTTTTCGTGGGCATGGTCATACCACCACCCATCATCTTCTTGACTTTACCGCCAGCCATCATCTTCTTGACTTTACCGCCAGCCATCATTTTTTTGCCTTTGAGCATCTTATTCATATTACCTAGCTCTATCTTTTTTACTTTATCTTCAGCGTCTTTAAAACGACCTGTCTTCGTAAACTCTTTCATTGATTTACTTTTCATTGCTTTTTTTAAATTATCTTCTAACTTTCCCATTTTATTCTCCTAACATTTCCATCGTCTACGTGCTTGACGTAAACGACTATTGGGGTTTTTTGCAGCTTTTGGAAACTGCTTCATTTGTCCTGCGCTACGTGCGCAGTATGATTTACGTCTTTTTGCAGATTTACTACCAGCTTTAACTTTGCCAGTAACAGCCGTTTTTAATTTAGATCCAGGGTTATCTTTACGGTATTTAGCTACACCTTTTTTGGTCATGCCTGCACCAGACTTGGTAGGACGTTTCTGTCCTCCGCCTATGGTGTGACCCTTCATTGTACCTTTTGTCGCCATACCTACCTCTATGCGTAGAATATAGTTATATTATCCGCAACATCTACAGTGTACCTAACAGAACCACCGCCATCAAATAAAACACCTTCAGAAGGTATAGTAAAATCTTTAGTTGTGTTTGCTGTACCTATAGTTCTTGATTTAAACAATGTTGTGCCACTCTCGGGTGTACCGTTTATAAACTCAACATCACCTGCTGTGCCACCTGATACTACAGACATCCCTTTTAATCTTACTCTGTTAGAATCTTCAACGGCTTGTGCACATAAAGATCCTGAACCAACTGTTATGTTACCCGCAAACTGTGCAGAGCTAGTAACTGATGTGACTGTTAAGAATAAACTTTCGCCTGCTACAGCTTCAGCAGAACCAGTAGATGTAATAACTTCTGTTAAGGCATCACCAAAAACATCCGTTCCAACAATAGTGTTTGTTTTAGCATTATCGCCAGTACCAGCTGTAGTTACTGTTACGTTCCTTGCGGCTCCTCCAGCAAATGTAGTATTTGCCATTGTTGCGGCTGTATTAGGTCTAGCTGCAGTAACTAATCTATCTGCATCTGCTGCGTTCTCATCACTTATAGTTAGAGCCCGTACATCTGATAAACCTGCCATATTAATCTCCTTATAAAAAGGTGGGGCCGAAACCCCACTATATAGTTAGGTATTACTTAGTGTAAGCACCTTTGATGTACTCGATACGAGCAGTACTAACTGCACCTGTTCCAGTCTCAATATGCAGAGCCAATCTTAGAGCAACATCAGGAATACCTGCCGCTGTGTTAAAAGTATGGATTAAAGCCATTTCAGTTGGAGTAGCTGTTGTTACTACTTTACTAGCAAAAAACTTAATACTATCTACACCATCCCACTGGATGCCATATGAAACAACCGATAAGTCAGCATCATATGTCTGTGCTGTATCAAATGCAGTTGCGATTGTACCGCCAGCATTTTTAGTAGCCCCAAAAACCACGGCATCAGCATTGTGAGCAGCTTTTACAAAACCAATTCGATCTGTACCTCCACCTGCGGCTGTATTATGAAAGGTATCAACATCAGCGGCTCTTTCAGTTAAACCAAAGAAAAACTCAACGCCATCATGGTCATTAAGATTAAATCTTGTTTTAACCCACCAAGGCTTTCCTACAGTACAAATATAGTTTGTAGCAGAAGTGGATAACGATGTTTGATGGCCACTTGTACC